TTTAAATTCTAAACCACCTGTCCACTTTAATCCTAACAATGACACAAAGCCAATTGGAGTAAAAGATCTTGTCAAAGCTGTAACACCAGGAGTCGAATACTGGTTAGGCCTCATATCAAGATTCGTTAGAATAGTGCCATCTGTTTGCGCTGTAGTCCAAGTAAAAGATCGATACCAACCCCATCTTCGCTTGAGAAAATCAATTGACATTTCATCTTGATCGATGGAAGCAAAATTAGAGAGCTTCGAAACACTATTCGAAATACTCAAAGATAAAGGTTGTGATGGAGGCTTAGAGTCAAAATTACACATGTTAAAATTTGAAGCTGTAATAGCTCGCATAGGGGGTTCTATTAATATAGGATTTGAATAGCCCCATAAATACGCTGCATTTGATAACGCATCAGCAATCCACCCTACTGGAGTAGCAATGGTTGACAATAAAGGAATACCCGATAAAGCAGATCCTGCTTTACCAATAACTCCCAAAGCAGTAGAAATAGGTCTATTAGACAACATTTCGGAGGTATGAATATCACGTTTCTTAACTCGTGAAATTGTGCCTCCAGCTTGTGGAACTGCATCCAACTCAATGTTTCCTTGAGGAATAACACTTCCATATAAATTAACATCTTCATAATGTACATACATTGTAATTGGAACAGAATTAGATCCTGTTAAAAAGTTTAATGCTGCATACAAATAAAGAACAATAGCACCAGGACTTCCTGTAGCTGTAGCTCCAAGAGTTTGCATCTGATATGCACACATCCAAGGAATTCTAAGAGTTACTGATGAATCAGTAGCAAAATCAGCTTTAACATGAAGAAGTTGTGAATATTGACTTTTAGTAGTTAAATTAATATTATTTCTAATACCAGCCTGCGCAGCTGTAGCTCCGCCAGAAGGACGGAAGCCAAGTAAAAGAGTTCCTGCTTGAAAACGAGTAGCATTAATCTTAAGTTACAACAGTAGTGTAATTTAAAGCATAAATACCCTTTAGTTTATCAGCATACATGGGAGAAAATAGGGCTGAATCCATTCCAATAGCTGTTACTAATCCCAAAGTTGTTACAGCAGTAATATCTCCGTCAAAAGCTAGGGATGGCCTAGCTAAAAAATCTGCAATAGTAGAAGATGGAGTTTT